GGCTGTTGCTCAGACAAGTACTTGGGCTTCTTGTCTTCTTTTACTGCACGGCCGGTCCATCCGACTATTTGTCCTTTGTGACGGAACGGTATGATAAGTCTATCTCGATAAGCAAGTGTAGGCGACCAATGATAATCAATATCTTCAATTCTTAAATTACGTTCTAACATGTATTGAAAACAACGCACAATACTTTCTGGTATAGTGCCTACTTCTGCCCATTGATGATTTGACAAAGGTTCAGCACCTTCGGGCAATTGTGTAGTTTCGAACTCAGGTATATTGTAAGTAAATTCTTTTACATCTATACCTTCATTTAATTTCATAACGTCAAGTGCTAACTTGTTTATTACATCATCAGGTACATTTAGCCATTGAAGTAATTGTCTTAATTTATAAGATATATTGCGACCAGGCTGCCATCCTGTTTTAAATCCGCAATTAAAACAATGGTATGACACTTCTCCGTCAGACCCTTTAATGATGCCGCCACGCTGTCTTGTGTCAGCAGAAGTTCCGTTGTGATGACAACAAGGTGCATTGAAAGATGTCCATCCTGATGGTGTAACTTTCTGCTGCGACGGCAAATGTAATGTAATCACATCTTGAACTATATTCATACTACTATTATAGCAAGAATAAGTTTATTGTCAATTTCTAATTTGAATTTTTTCTATATCTTCAGGATCTGCATCTGCAAAAAATCTTAAATATGTATATACACCATTTATGTTTTTTACAGTAGGCGATGTTGAACCGTCAAATGCTATTGTAGAAACATCTACCCAATTAGTGCCATTAGTAATTTGATTTTCTAGAGTAGCTTGAATTTTAATGTTACCGGCGTAAGTGCTAGTATAAAATGCAATAGTATGCAGCGCATCATTATTGTTTGATTCAGGTTTTGCATATATAGATTCAGTAACCCATTCAGTTGTGCTGTCATACAATGGTGCAATTTCTGTCCAATTACTAGTCTCAGTTGTAGCTTGAGGGTCGGGATAAATGCTATCAGATAAATGTATAGTATTTGTGCCGCCAAAGTATGAATTAACATAAGTCAAAACATTTTCATTAGATGTATTTTTAAAATAAATGCTATATGTTAAAAATTGATCATCAAGATCTTGAATATCAGCCTGCTCTAAGGCAACTTCAAATAAACCTTTGTTTTTGAAAACTGTGCTATCTGATGTTTGTAACGAAGTGCCTATTTTTTCTATTACTGTGCTTTTGTTTTCATCATACGCTACAAAGTAAGGCGTCAGTGCACTTATATCTTGCGGTTTTTGATCAGCATTTAGTAATCTAAATTGTAATTTATTGTCTATACCTTTATATACTTTTAATTGTTTTTGATACACTGCTCTATACTCCGTGACGAAGCCAGATTCATTCATAATAATGTCTGTTCGGTTGTTTAATAAATATACTGGCGTGTTTTGCATACTATATTTATTTGTTTATGTTATTAAAAAATATTGAAAAAGATTTTCCATTTATCAGTGTAGTTACATACGGTGGTAATGAATATGTAGGAATAATATCCAATCAAGATGCTGTTGTCACAAACATGTATGTCTTTACATTGTTACGATCTGATGACGAAAAGCATAGATTTTTAGAACTGGGGAATGTCTGGTGGTGGGAATCTAACAGACTTATACCAATAAATATTTTTTTGCGGAATGAAATAAAAGAATTTAGTTATTGCCAATTATCTATGAACACTAAAGACGTGAAGATTACTTTCGGTCCGTGTGTGAATTTAACAAATTTAAGTGTTAAGAGAATAAAAAGAAAAAGTGTCCAACTAATTCGTAAAGCTAAAAACTAAGTATATCCGTAAGAAATTTTTTCACAAATTAAATTCATATGTACAATCACAGCAAATGCATACGAAAAAGAATGACTCTTTTTAAAGAAATATTCATCACCGTCTGGTTGTACCCAAACTTCACGTAAAATTGTATCCCAATCAGAATTTAAAAGATACCGTTTAGCAGGTCGTATGATTGCAAGTGTAGCTGCTAGTTGCTCTACGTTACGTGGTTTCAACTTTTGTAAAATTTCACTATGTCCGTTAAGATGAAACACTAAATCACTAAAGTCTTTTTGCCACAACAGATCCCATAACGGTTCTTTGCTAACTAGATAATCTAATTGATCTTCGCTTTGAATATCTTTGTATATGCTTACGTTAAGAAAATCTAATTTAAAATATCCTCGATCATCTGCGTCTTTGTAGTTTAGTGTAGAGCAGTTGTCTATAGGATTGTGCGGAATTTCTGTCGGATATATTCCAGTGTTATGCTTTTTTCCGTTAGAAAGCATTGCAACTCTGTGCTGTAGTTTTTCTAGTATAATAGATCTGTCAGCAAAGTCAATGTCAACGTCGGGCATTTTTCTTTGCTTTCTTTTCAGCTAAGTTCCATTTTAATTTAGATACTCTATCTTTAAATGTTATGCCGTTTAAATGATCAAGTTCATGTAAAAATAATCTTGCACTGTAATCAGAAGTTACTGTTCGATTCAACTCTAGATTTTCGTCATAGTATTCAACAAGAATATCCCTTGGGCGCTGTACTTGAATGTTTATACCAGGAAAGCTTAAACAACCTTCGATATCAAGACTTTTTGTTTCTGTATATTGTAACACTTTAGGATTAATGCACATAACTGCATCTTCTCTAGTATTTCCCATAACAAAAAGTCTGTAATCTAGCCCTACTTGATTTGCGCTTAAACCAATGCCTATATTAGATAACATTATGTCTAACATTTGTTCTTTAATATCTTTAGTGTCAAAAGTTATATTTTCTATATCAACTTCGTCTAAAGTTTTAGATAAAAATTTGTTAGGATAATATAATAAATTCATAATTTACTTTCTTTAACAACTTGTTTTACTAGCTCAACATCTGCAGGCTTATTTTTAAATTTCCTACTCCAGTGTTTTGGATCAATAACATTTACAAGCATATTCAATTGTTCATCTGAAAATTTACCTAGCATATTTTTTCCTGTAGTGCAGTTAAGCACTAACCATGGAGAAATTTTTCCGTCTTTTAGATGCCATACTGCTCTGTTAGGATTAACATATTTAAAGTAATGATTCCAAGGCGATGGTGAGTTATCTTTACTCCATTCTATCATTGTATTAATCGATCTTTCTAATGCAGTTTGTACATCTTCTTTTAAAATTAGATCTAGCACATAAGCTTCATATAAATCATCTTTACACCAATGATCTAGTTTAATGCCACTTGTTACAACGTGATCAATATATCTTTCTGTGTACAAAGGTTGTACATTATTTAAATAACTTCCAAATTTTACAAAAGCATTATAGTATGGTGACTTGCAAAAGTCGTCGTATGTCTTTTCTTTTTTACTTCCTGCACTTAGTTTATAAAATCTGTTAAACGCCCATAAACCTAACAATGCAGGCTTTGTGTCTTTTTGTAACCAACGCCTTTTTGGTTCACACATATGAGCTGCTAGTGTTTTTTCTCTAGCATAACTTTTTTTGCAGTATTCACAAGTATATGACTTTTCAGAGTCCTTTAGTGTCGACGCCATGGTCTTCAGCCAGTTGTTTGATTTGTTTTTTTGTAAGTGTTCCAGCAAGAAGTTCTACCTCGTCCATCTTCATATTTGGATAAATGCCTGCAAGCATGTTTACTATTTTAGAGTTTGCGCCTTTTTTCTTCTTAAGGCCAATCCAAGGATGAAACTCTTTTTTTCCTGTCTTGCCTGCAACACACAATAATTGCCATTGCAACTTAGGATGTTTTGCACCTATCTCTGCCCAATGTTTATTATAGTATTCGTTTACTTTAAATACTGCTAATTCTTGTTTCTCTCTGTTACCCTTAACACTACTTATGTATCTATTTAGATTCCATAAATCTAGTTTTATATCTTTTTTGCCGTCGTCGCTAGCAGCATCGTATAGTTCTTTTATTCCCATATCAATAGCAGGAATAAGTTCTTTAAATAGATCTAATTCTTTATTTGGCATTAATTAATTCTTCTAGTATCGCTAAACAAGCAGTAGATTGGTTTGCTGCTCCCTCAGTAATAGCTATTTTAACACATCGTCTAGTAAAGTCAAGCGGAAAGCGAACACCTTTTTTGTCCATACCAGTGTTTACCAAATACACATTGCATTTGTGTTCGTCTATCTTTTTCATTAGTAAATCACTATATTCACTTACTGCTCTTGGCATAAATGGCGAGCCATAGCAAGGCGAAAATAAAGGCTTAATCTCGTCAGTGCCTGCTTCGGTGCCTGGCATTTGACTAGTGTACCCTGTTTCAAAGAAACGCTTTACTGTGTCTCCGGTAATTTTGCTTATTGAGGGAAATAAACCTTTTGCATCCATTGTTAAGAAAAAGATGTTGTTAGGGTGATTAAATTCGCGATCTTGATGATATGCATTTTCAACACAATGCAACGGATAGCTTAATCTAGCATTCGGCACTCCGGGATTTTCGATCACAAGTGTATTATGATCTTTTGCCTTTTCAACTGCATTGAATATAGTTTCGTGTGTATCAGGTGTAAGCCCCTCGCTTTTTGCATAGCAACCAGTTTCGATCATTTCAATGCCCTTGTTATGCCATGCAATCTCATCATCACCTATGAGCATGAAATCAGGGTCACTACTTAACGTAGTTTTTCCTGTACCAGATAATCCAAACATAAGATTTGTAGTGCCAGCAAATGTAAATGCACTACAATGCATAGGTAAAATATTCTTTTTTGGTAGTAAGAAACTTACAACTCCAAATACAGACTTTTTAATTTCACCCATAAATGTTGTGCCAGCAATTAAAATATCACAACTATCTAAGTTAATATAGATCTTTGGTTCTTCAATATTTAACGAAGTGCTATGACAAATAGTCCAATCCCAAGACTCTTCGTCTGCCCAATCTTCGTCGGTGAACATATTTCTTACAAACTGGGCATGCCGATAATCGTTAGTTATAAATCTAAAACGTATTCCGCAAGTAGTAAAATAGATAATATGATCTAAATCTTCGCAACTTGTAATTTGATCAAAGAACTTTTCAAAGTCTTCATCTTTACCGATTTTATTATATTTAGGACGAGTTAAATCTAGCTCGCTTGTAAGTTCGCCGAAATAGTATTTGTTATCGGGACTTCTTCCAGTAGGTACTGTACTAATTTCTACATTAGGCATTATGCTTGCGCCATTCCTCTAAATCTGTTGGTGTATTTATTTCCATACCATTAAAGTCTACCTTCTGTATATTAATATTAACACCGTTTTGAAGAAAACGCAACTGTTCTAATTTCTCTATTTTTTCTTCTTTAGACTGGGGCATAGACTTATAGCTAACCAGTGTGCGCCAATTGTAACCATATACACCGAGATGATGATCACCGTACTCTAAACTTGCTCTACAAAACCAGTGCGCATGTGTGCCGTTGTGAATCATCTTAACTGAGTTAGGATCTGTGCGCAGCTCAGGAGCCATATCAGTGTATGCTGTTACTACCTTATGCCCTTTGTCTAATCCTTGTTTAATAGCAAGGATTATATCTTCAGTAATGTCAGGCATGTCGCCTTGAACATTAATATAACTTTTATATATTCCCGAAGCTCGTCTAAAAAAGCCTTTGCCCGATACTGCTTCAACGCCGTGTGCGCAACGTTCAGTGCCGTTATCAGCGTAAGGTGTAATGAATACATGCTCAGCTGGTATTTCTTCTTTTATTTGGGCACTGTCGGTTAACACATAGGTATCTAATCCAGTAGCTACGCATTTGTCGTACACTGTACGAATAAGACTTTTGCCGTTGAGGTCAGCAAGCATCTTTTTTGGAAATCTAGTGCTTGCTAATCTAGCTGGTATAAAAATAGCAGTGTTATTCACGATAGCTATCCTTAATGTCCTTAATAACTGTTTCAAAGTTATCAAGACGTATCATATTAGGACCATCACTAGGTGCATTATCAGGGTCATCATGGACTTCTAGGAAAAAGTTGTCCACGCCCATAGCAGCAGCGCCGCGGGAAAGTGGAGCAACAAAATTCCTGTTACCACCCGAGCTTGAGCCTTTACCACCTGGTTTCTGTACTGAGTGGGTAACATCAAATACAATAGGATTGTTGTAGTGCTCAAGCATGTAAAGTATACCAGTGAAATCAACCACCAAAGTGTTATATCCAAAACTTGTTCCTCTTTCAGTTATCCATACTTCGTTAGCACTTTTGGTTTTTGATAATATACCTTCAACATCCCATGGTGCTAAGAATTGTCCTTTTTTAATGTTAACAATTTTTCCTGAATTACAAGCGGTTGTAATTAAGTCTGTTTGCCTACATAAAAACGCAGGAATTTGAATTACATCTATAGCATTATACCATTCGTCGACACCTCGCCATGCATGAATTTCAAACACACTATGAAAGTCAGTAAGAATCTTAACATCAAGATTTTCTTTTATTTGTACAAAGTCGTCCATAGTGCGTTGCATGCCACGACCACGCTTACCGTTAGCACTTGTCCTGTTTGCTTTATCAAAGCTAGCTTTGAAATAATAGTCAATGCCTAGATCATCGCACACTGACTTACAGTGTTTGGCAATCATTGTGCTGTGTTCAAGGCTTTCGTGTTGACACGGTCCTGCTATAATTTTCATTGATTATCCTTTATAAGGAAATATAAATCTAAAAGTTTAGACATTTGTTTTTTAAGTGCTGGATGTTCTTTTGCTAACTTATTCATAGCTTCAAAATCATTCCAAGACAAAAACGATCCTTTTGCTTTAGCAACAGCATCAGCATCCCCGCCTATAATCCAACGAGGTTGATGATTATAAGGGGGATCTCGATATCGTGCATATACTACACCGTCAACTCGCTCATAAATTAAAGCTTGTCCGGTAATGTAGTCAACCATTTATCTTTTTTTCAAGTTCAGCAATTATAGCTGCTTTACTTGCTGATGCAGCTACTTTAATTTTTTGCTTCTTTGCTTCAGCAACAAGATCTGCTTTTTTCATCGAAGCAAAATCAGTAGCTTTTGATTTTGCATCAGCTACTTTTGCTTTTACTGCTGTTTTCTTAGCAGCTACTTTTGACTTTACTTCTGACATTGTGCCACTTACTTCTTCTTTTACAGTAGCTTTTACATCAGAAATTTTTTCTTTAACAGCAGCACGTTTTTCTGCAACTTTTGCTTTTACTGCTTGACGATTGATACCTAAAATATCATATAACCATTGTAACATTTTTTATTCCCTTATTACGTGTGTTCCAATTGTGCGACGTACAATATCATCATGGGCAAATTCAGCCCAATAAAGTTCAAAAGCTACGCCATCTTTTAAACCTTGGAACTGATGAATCTTTCCTGGCTTGACTTGGGTAAAGTCTCCTGCCTTTAAAATTGTTTCATCAACTAAACCTTCTTGATCGTCGTCTTGCCATACTCTAACTAACATTTCGCCCGACTCGACATAGAAGCCGTTCCATTTAAACTTGTGTTCGTGTTCTGAACACTTGTATCCTGCTTTGAATTCTATACGATGGAATTCTAATACACCGTTAGCATGTATTAATTCGGTATTACCCCAAATCTTTCCAGCTTTAATTCCCATGTATTTTTCCTTTATAGCAAATTGTGTAACTGTAAAGTTTCACTTTGTCTGTTTATTTCCCTAATAAAATATGCACACCTTGGTTCGTCTGTTTTTTCAATCGGAATCGTTAGGAGCTGAGCATTTTTTGTTTTAGGAAAATACCATTTTACATCATTATATATGTTTGTAATTGTTACATTAAGAAATTTGTGAGTATAACTGGATAACGGATTAAAAATAAACGCTTCGAACCCCCTGTCATTAATACTTGTTAGCGGTAATATTTCTAAGTCATTGCCTGCCATCGGATCACCAACTAATATATTCCAGTCCAAAGGCATAATGAATTTATTACCGTCTATTTCAAGTTCCATTGCAGGAGAATTAAAAGACTCAACAAATATCAATGGCAAGAAAAAGAAATCTGGCTCTGCTGTGTTTGAATTATCTAATATACTAAATCGTATATCGTCTTCGATTTCGTCATTAGGTAATTGATTCAAACTAAAATATTTGTTATCTAATGTTAGTATTTGCACGTTAAGTCCAGTCTTGTTTTTCTATACTATAGGGATATTCTGCTTCTTTATAAAATTTCTTACGTTGTGTTAAGTGTCTTTTTGCAAACTTGCAAGTACTAGTTATATCCCAAATCTGTACAAAGTCTTTATCTTTTGCTTTACGTACACCACGTCCTATACTCTGAATTACCCTAACAAAACTCTTGCCAGGCTCAATGAGCACAAGATTAAAAATACGAGGTATGTTAATTCCCACAGCCGCAACCCCGTAAGTTGCAATAACAACGTGATTAGTTCCTTCATTGATTTCATCGTAAGCTTCCTTTCGATCTTTTAATTTTACATCCCCCTTAACAAATACACTGCCTGGGATGAGGTCTTGCAACATTTTTCCTGCTGAAATTCTGTCTACTAGTATTAGTGTGTTGCCTGACTCTTTCACACTGTTAAGTATACTTGCTATATATTGTATACGTTTTTCATTTGTTGTCAAGTATTTTAATTCAGTTTGATAATCATTATAAGCTACTGGGTCTTTTAACTGCACTACATTTACATGACAATTAGATAACACGCCTTTGTCTTGTAACTCCTTAGCAGTAATTTGTCCAACTACAGGACCTAAGCTTGCGTGTATACTTTCAAATTCAAAAGGTTCTTTAGGCACAGTACCAGTAAGTCCCCAACGTATTGGTGCATTTTTTAAATTACGAGTCAATAAGTTTTTTAAAACTTCTGCTTTTGCTTGATGCACTTCGTCTACAATTACAGTGCTAACACCATCCAAAAATTCAGCTAGTGATAGCACAGCTTTTCCGTCTTTATGTTTTTTGTCTAATATATTTAAACTTTGCCAAGTACAAATGGTGTGGGTCTTACCTAACTCTTTTCGGTCTCCAAAATAAACGCCAACATCTAGTCCACAATTGATATAATCTTCTTCTGTTTGCGTAACGAGTGATTTATTTGGAACAATTACCAAACTGCGTCCATACTTTTCACTCATGTGTGATAGTGTAGCAGTTGTAATGGTTTTACCTGCACCAGTTGCAATCTGTTGCAAGCTCTGTGGATTGTTTGCAAAGTTGTTAATTGCTTCTACTTGATAGTCACGTAGAATAACTTCTTCGCCTTCTGCAGGATGTCCTTTTGGCCATACAATACCTTTATCGGCCCAATAGCGATCTGTAACTTGTGCAAAGTCAAGTTGTATGGAATGACGTTGATCATCAATTTCTGTAATTGTAACTTTATTATCAGCAAGTACTTTTGTGATAGTATCAAGATGATTTACATATCCAGTACCGCCGATGCCAAAGAATGCTACCTTGCCGTCCCATCTTCCTAATTTGTATTGCGGCATATATCTAGCATACGGTACTTCAAACTTTAAAGCATTAGCTAGTTTACGTCGTATATCTACCTCAAGACCTTCGAGCTTGATGTTTACTTCATCCTGAATTATAAGTTTACATGTTGGCATATTTTACTCTATTGTCTCTAATAATGGAAAGCCTGAATTATTATAACATATAATTAAATCAGATAACGGAAATTTTCTAAACCAACCTTTAGTTCGTGGATATAGTGCAAATATTGTTTCTGTTTTTGTATCTTGTTCTAAATTAAGTTGCATAGTTATTTCACCTGTATAGGTAGTTTCTAACTCATCTCGTATTTTAAAAGCTTCGTCAGTGAGATCATCAAAGAAATTATAATCATGAACAAACAAAATTTTATCTCTGTTAAGTTTATTTAAGGTTTTTGCTATTTCTTTTATTGAGTCGGAAGGCGAAATATAAACAAATCTTGATTTTCTATTGACAATTTTTTCTAAGTATTTGTCGTTAGAATTAAAAGTTGTATCTATAATTTCAAGACCTATTCGTTGTTTTCGATCTATGTACATGTGTAAATTTTCATTTGACGGAGCACCGTACTTACTAGTATAAAAATTAACAGCATCTAGCGGAAGGTTTTTGATTTCGTAATTATAAAGTCCTGGCACATAACTAGTAGGATCATTTTTTATTTTCTGCAATTCTACACATCGCTGAGTTAACTCGGGTGCTATTTCAAAATTATGGTGTTGTAGTATATTAACTATTTCAAAACAGCTTTGATCTGTAAATTTATACGTGTATGTATTATCTATTTTGTTTTTACTTACTAGCCATTGTTTTGCTAGTTCTATAAAATTAATAAGTTTTTTATTAAAAACAAATCTCACAATAATTTTATCTTGAGTAAATTTTACATAGCGAGATCTATCAATAAATCTAATCGGAAATTCCAAAGGCAACTCGGATGCGTCTTTGTATTTAGAATAAGTTTTTAATTTTGTTAATGCTAGCTCTAGTTGATTGTCTGTAAGTGCACGACTTTTTCTATAAACCTGTACACATAAACTTTTAAATAATTGTCTATGGTTGTCGGTTACAGACTCGTCTTCGCTAGCCTTACTAATCAGTTGTTCTAAAAACATTCTTTATAATAATTTATTAAAGACGTTCTGTCAAGTATATTATAGGTATGCCTGCTTGTATTTCCGGAACAGAATATTCTTTGTGAGCATAATCATTTAACCATTGTGTCCTGTCAGGTGTTAACGGATTTTCTATTGTACTGTAGCTATGATTACCTACTTCGTATGCTAAACTACTAGGACCTACAAACACAGGTATACCTTGAATAGCAGCTTCTATCGCAGGATTGCTTGACCAATTTACTACTGCCCATGACTTCCTGCAATTAAAATCAAAATCATCATAAGTTCCGTCTAACTTTTTTGGCTCTTGCACTCTGACATTTTTAAACTCAAATTGCAGGCCTGAAAGTCTGCACCGAGGATGTGATCGTACTGTGATTTGTCTATCAGTATATCCTCTAATTTCTTCTATTGTTTCGTAAACCCACGTGGACATAGAAGGCATGTTTTTCCATTGTTGACTTTTATCATGTTGAGTAACAAGTAGAATATCTCCGTCTTGATTATCTCGCCACGGCTTTGTTTGTAAATTTAGTATATATTTTCTTGCGCCGTCAAAACCAGTAGGAGCAAAATAAGCATCGCGGTTTATACCATTTAGGCCGACTTTCCAATATGTGCCTCTATTCAAAACACCAACTTCTAATACAATTACAGGTTTATTTTGTTGCCTAGCTCTATGCCAAATCTTTTCATTTGGTGCCATACGTCCGTGCCACAGCACACTCCATATCACGTCTATGCCGTCAGTACTGTTGTGTACAACTTCGTGTCCTAGAGACTTAGCTCCGATTTCAAAAGCTTTGAACACAGGACTACTATTCATTGCTCCATTATTTGTCCATAGATTAAATTTCATAGTTAAATACCTTATGCAATTTAAAGATATAAAAGTAGTTACCACTTTTCACAAGCCTGGCTTAGATTTGTACGGGCAAAAGTTTATTACCAGTTTTGAAGAGAATGTCGATAAGCGTATACAACTTTATGTATATGCAGAAGACTGCTCTCCAGTTGTAAAAGATCCAACACAGGTATTAGTATTTAACGCAAAAGAAGCATTGCCTAAACTAAATGCGTTCAAAGAAAAATGGGGCAATGTGCCTAAGGCAAATGGAATACCTCCTGAAGATATAAAAGCTAGAAGACCTAGAGATTATCATAAAGCATTTAAATGGGATGCTGTGCGTTTTGCAAATAAAGTCTACGCAGTGTTTGATGCATGTGAAAAATCATATGACTGGTGTGTGTGGATGGACGCAGATACTGTTGTTCATTCTAAATGGTCATACGATCAATTTAAAAATCTACTACCCGACGATAAATGGATGACATACGTAGGCAGAGGTAAAGGTTCACAAACATGGCCCGAGTGTGGATTTTACGGTATGAATCTAAATGATAAAACATGTCAAAAGTTTTTGAAAGAATTTGAACGTGTATATGAAGACGCTGAGAATGGTATCTTTAAATTAGAAGAATGGCACGACAGTTTTGTGTTTGGTGATTTATTAAACAAAATAAAAGAACGTGATCCTAATGTCCTAGATTACAGTGCAGATATGTACTTAAAAGAAGCTAAAACAGGGGGCGGAGGACACCCACTAATCAACACAGTGCTAGGTACTTGGATTGATCACATGAAAGGTGATAGGAAAAATACAGGTAAAAGTTTAGCTAAAGATTTAATGGTAAACAGAAAAGAAAGATATTGGAATAGCTAACTGCAATATTGTCTCATATGTTTCCAGCATTTGCCGCTGCTTAGTTCTCCCAAACTCCAATGAAACATACTAATTCTTTCCAACCATTTTTGCCTATCGAATAGGTTTGGATTTTCTATCAAACTTAGATCAGTGTTTGCTACCTCAGCACAATGACTGTCTTTTGGATCAGTGATAAAAGCATGATGACCTTTTATAATAGGTCCTACAATGCTACTACTATTATGATTTACTACAGCATGACATTTAAATAAATCGTTTTCTAAAGGCGTGCCAATGGGGCTTATTACCGCATTAAGTTGATCAAGCTCTCTAAGCTGCGGTGCCTTAAGCCATTCTTTTGCACGTTTGTCACCTGGATGAGATCTAACTACAATTTTTCTATCTGTATGCATGCGTAGCTTTTTTACCGTAGATAATATCCAATCTATATTAGAAAGACCTTTCATGCTCCAACCACCGTTACGTTGAACACAAAGTAAAACTGTTTTTCCTTTTTTAATCGGTTCGATATCTATATTAATCGTATTTTTAATTTTATTCCATCTATTTGGATCAACAGTATCGTCACAATAAATACCAGTGCTAGGAAATACGCCATTGAAGCTATATCTTAAAAATAAATCTTTTTTGTTAGGTACAAAGCCAAAAAGATTTGCATCTGCAATGCAAACAAATCTATTGTTTGCTAGCTGATTTTTTATTATTTCTGATCTTAATCTAAGATGCGAAGTTGATATATTATCATACACCCAGCCCTGTATTACAGCTACGTCTGAAGGTTGCCAGTTTTGTATAGCAAGTACTTGACTTTCGTCACCTAACTTTTTTGCACCTTCTGCATAATTTATTAATAGATCAGTTTTTGTTTTATTGCTATTACGTTCCGGTACTGATTTTAAATAGCTGATTATTTTCATTGCATCATTCCATTGACTGGAGTGTTTTCCATGCAAAACCCGAACGCATTTCAGCAGAGGTAAATTGATTATACGACAAATGTCTTGCAAAAGCTTCTACTAGATCTGTAGATATCATCGGCAGGCTTTCTATATTTTCTATTTTAGCATCGTAAATCATTGATGCTGCATTAGGTGCTAAAGTTATTGCAGGCTTACCATAAAGTAAGGCTTCTGTTGCTGCAATACTGTTAAATGTTACTAAGCAATGCATGTCATCAAATTCGCTTTGAATCGGATTTGTGGTAACTCTTTCAGTACGACTTGGCTTTAATCTTATTCGTATTTCTCTATCAGTGTGCTTTTTGATTTGTGCAATAGTTTGATCCATCCAAGTATCTAAATCTTGGTTATAAAACTTCATTACTTTTTCACTTGGCGGACAAATGAGAATATAAGAACCGCCTCTGTGTTTACGTGGCCTCCAATTTAACCTGTTCAATCTATCACTAGGAAAATCTTTAAGTGGTCCAAGATTCTGTAAACTATTTTTTGTTATTCTGTGATATTGTTTTGTTTTAGCTAGCTTTGGTTGTATATAACCTGTATCTATTGCATAAAAATCAATATTATTTTTTTGACACCATTTTAGTGCTTTTTGTCCACCGCCGCCAAGCCCCCTTATTACTATTGTATGATCTTTCAAACTCTCCTTATCGTCAAAATCCCCAACTTTTCCGCCTACGCCTAAAATGAAGTCTTTAAGATACGGATCATAATCTACACCTTTGCGACGATAATCAAAATCAGTATCGTCTTGTTTTTCAGTTATAATCGATGCAACTTTAACGCCCATCCTTGTCTCCATTTTGTTTTCAAAATCATTTTTTAAATATTTTTGAGTTGGATCTAACATTTTATTAGTTAGACTAATGTATATTTCCTTTAACTCGTCAGGTAGCGTTAAATCCTCAATTCTAATGACTCTTGTTTTTAGGTCGCTGATTTTTTTTTTGGATTCTTCAAGAAGATCATTTACTATTGTATGCTCTATTTTAATCCAATCAATTGCATATTCGCATTCTTGGTATTCTTCAAACCAAGGGCCGCCTTCGGTATAGTGTAGGGCTTTAGGTTTCCCGTCTTTTGGTTCTTTATACCATCCTACTAGCCAATTCCATTCATGACTTAATTTACCGATATCTTGATCGTCTAACCAGCTGAATCTGTGTACATAAGCTGCACTAGTACTTTCTGCATTAATGTTGTCAGGTGTTAAAAATTCTTTATTTTTCGGATGTGCACAATTAAGCAACATCATACTAGACCAGTTTTTTCGGGGATAAGGAACTTGCTTTTTTCCATCCATTTTTCGTCCCGGTTGAGGAGTGTAATCGTGTTGCGCACACATTACTGCATAGTTGTCATTTACTTGTTCGAATAGTTTTGCAACATCATCTAGAAAAAGAAAATCACAATCAATAAACAGCGCCCAACCTTCATACTCAGCAAGATATGGAACAAGATATCTAGTAAATGTAAATTCAGTGCTGGCTAATTTATCTTCGCCTCTTAGATACACACCATCTCTACGTAGCTCTCTTTGCTTGATTGGTTGAATATCAACAGGCACCGAAGCAAGATTTTCTATGCTTTTCTTTGCAACTTGATATGCTATATCTTCACGACTATCCCAGCCGATAAAAATCTTAAGAGGAGTTTGTGTTTCTGTCATTTATTCCCATCCAAAAATATAATCTTTTCGTACATTTGTAATTTCTCTTGCTCCGAGTGATCTCAAATACTCACCGGCACAAAAGTTTGTATCGGCCTGCTGTTCGCATACAATAATAGGTTTATACTTTAAAATAGTTTCTGTTGCACCTTTGAGCACTTCAAGCTCGTGACGCTCACAATCTATTTTAAATAATCCAAACTTAGGCAAATTTAAATCATCTATACGTTTTATTTCAATACTACCGGATCCAACTGTGGTTATAAAACTTCCGCCTGTATTTTCACTATCGTATATCATTTCAACAACAGTATTTTCGTTACCAACTGCATGTCTGTAAATTTCAACGGGCAGCCCAGTTACATTTTTTTCTAAGCAGGAATACACTTGTTCTAATGGTTCGTAAGCAATTACTTTTTTAAACTTTTCAGCAAGTGGCTTAGCCCATAAACCTACGTTAGCGCCTGCATCTACTACAACGTCAAAATCAGTTACATGCTTATACGCAGCATCTCTTACATCATCTTGATATTCAGCAGGTCCGCCGTTTTTAACACGCTTTGCAATTAATCTCTCAAAGTGGTCATCAGTATCGGGCATCCAGTAGTCAAATACTTTTTTCATATTATTTTCTTTTTAATTCTATTATAAATTTAAGAGAATGTAGTACGCCTGCTTTTTTTGTTTTTCCAACTTTAATGTAATCTTCAGAATGTACAATTTTCCATTCAGTGCCAAGTCTTTTTTGAAATTCTTTTAACCACCATTCGGGTTGTTCTATAATCAAGTGTGCATTTCTTCCATCGCTCAAAGACTTTTTTGCAGGATGGCATGCAATTAGATGCCATTGATGTTTTGAACTTTTAAAAAGATAGTCCATTGTTTCATCAAAATAGTCTGGTTCGATATGTTCTAACACATCTGCACTATATATGAGATCTACATTATTAGGTAATTCAATTGGACTAGTAACAGGATCATAACTAATTACATTGACTGTTGGCCATTTGTTTTTAAATGCTTCTGAAGTACCTCCTTTACCACTACCGTAATCTAAGATACTTTTTATATTATTATTATCAACAAGAGATTGTACTTGTTTGTGTATTTTGGTACTATTGCCAAAACTTTTTATGACATGCAAATTAGTTAATTGATCTAAATACTCTTTTGAATAGTTCATGGCTTTCCTTACAGAACTGCATCTTCCATACCTGCAACTCTTAACTTAACTATATTAGTTATCTGCCATTGCTTCTGATCTAGGCCTTTTAAGACTCCTAACCAATTATTTCTAATTAGGGCAAACTCATTTACTAGTTTTTCATAATCAACAACATCAGCTTCGCCGTCGACATATTTTTCAACATCTCGACTGCTAAGTGCACGTTGATAATTTTCTAAATACTTTTTGAAAAAAGAACTACGTAATCTACGCAGTTCAATATTAAGATAATTTAATATAGCTTCGATTTCTTGCAATTGATTAAATCTATATTCTACTGTTCCGGGCAAAGCTGCTGCTGCTTTTTCTACACTACCTGATAACTTTACTTCGGCCCTAGCCGATACAAGTTCCTTTTCGTAAAAATCTACAGCAGCAGGTATTTTAGCCACGTCTCTTGATATTTCACTATACCAGCCCACTACTATTCCCACTCTTCGTCGTCGTCGACATCAGCGTCGTCTTCGTCTAAGTAATATTCAATAGCTTCATCTAGTATAACATCTTGACCTAAACAGTCACGCAGTGTTTCGTCAGCAACACCATAATCTACAAGAGTATCAACATAGCGCTCAGCTACATCGTGTACACTTTTTTTGTCAAGATATTCTTTAAATACCGCCCATACATCAATGATTTGATTCTCGTCCAATGTATTTCTCCCTTTTTATTCTTGAACTAGTTCTTCTGTGTCCTGCTCTAATTCAATTTCTTCGTCGGTATTTATATTTCTAAGATGATATTCTTCCATTACTGTATCTAGTAATTCGCCTGTCCATTTTTTTCTATATTCAAGAATTTCTTCACCACTAGCGCTAACATACTTTAGTCGATTACCGCTTTTTTCGATAAGACCTTTTGCTTCAAAAAGTTCAAGAAGACCACTGTATGGATTCATACCTGTTTCGTAGGGAATTTTTACTTGCACACCTTCAAACGGTTTTGCATAACGAGTTTTCATTACTTTACATCCAGCACGGATACCACGTACTTCTGAAATTTTATTTCCGTCTTCATCTTCTTTAAGTTTAAGCTTTTTCATTGCAACTACAATACTAGATGCATAGATAAAACCTTGTCCGCCTGAGATCTTATCATCCGGATCAAACATATCCTGCGATGCATAAGTGTGATTAGTACATACTAGTCCTACATTGTGTGAACCGATCATGTTAACAGTATTTCTTACAAGTGAAGTAAGCGCCTTAGGTTTACGGCCCATATCACCCTTCATGTCACCTTTGTTAAATTGATCAACATCTGTAGGTGTAAGCAACATACCTAAAGAGTCAATTACAAACAATACCTTTGGACGTTCTTCTTCGTTCATTGCTTTATAATCTGCCATAAATGTTGAAATTGTTTTTGCAACATCATCAATCATTGACATATTAAGTTTAAGCAGTTTTTCTTCTGACGTATCTACATCAAGTGCGTGTAACCATGATTCGTCAAGTGCATTTTCTGAGTCAATCAATACTACAAAAATACCTTGTTCTTGTGCATGGCGTACAATGTTTCCTGCACAAATATAAGATTTGCCTGCACCTGATTCGCCAGCAAAAACAGTAACCTTACCCATCGGCACTCCTTTGTTAAAGTCGCCGGAGATAAGATAGTTTAGGGCAAAATTGCCAGTTGAAATCCAATCCGTTGGATCGTGAAAGCCAGCACTCATGCCAGGAATAGATTTGGTAATGCTATTTCTAAATTTAGTCGGGTCGAAAGCCTTTGTTGTCATTAGTTTATCCTATATGTAAAAAAAGTAGAGCTATGCATTACATAGCCCTACTATTATCAAACGTTAGTCGTTTTGACGTGCACGAATCATTGCAAGAATATCTTGCGATTGTGGTGCTGCTGTTTCTGCTGCTGGTGCAGGATCAGGCTCAAAAGGCGGGTCAACAGGTGTTGATTCTGATACTGTTTCAACTGGCGCTGCTGGTGCAGGCGAAGGTGTTGATACCGGTGCAGGTGCTGCTGTTTTTACTGGATCGCCAGTATTCATACCTGGAGCTTTAAAATACTGCCCCCAGGCATCTGGATCATATGCTTCGCCATCAACAGATGCTTCAAACATATCTGTCATTACCTTGATAGCAGTTTCATCAGGTTGACTTGGCAAAAAGTCGTTAAGGTTAAACAAACCATAGTTGTTTACAGCATGCATTTCCGCATCACTTAGTGGGCGTTCTCTACGTGCCCATGTAGATGTAGAATAGTCTGCATAACCGCCCTTTGAACTTTTGTTAAGTCTAAAATCAATACCCTGAGTATAATCAGTTGGAAGTTCTTCCATATCAGGATCCATAAGAGCTTGTTTGATAATTTGGAAGATCTGAGGACCAATGATAAATCGTCGGATAGGATTCTCCGGCGCTTCGTCGTCAGTAAGAGGATTGTCTGTTACAAAACCTTGGAAGATGTAACTACGCTTCTTCCAATACTTACGACCCATGTCTTCAAGACTTGGATCTTTAAACCAGCCACGTACTTCCGAAAGAATAGGACAGCTTGCTCCATACATTTCCATACAGGGAACTTGAACTACAATTGGCTTACTGTCTGTTTGACCTTTAATGCCCGCAAACGGAAGCTTGATCATTAGACGTTCACGCCAGAAAAAAGTGTTATCAGGATCCCCATCAGGAAGGAATCGAATAGTTGCACTTTCGCCTTCTTTGATATTCCAAAATGGGAAAATAGGATTAGGACCGCTTGGTCCTTGAGTTGAGTTGCTTTCTTGCTGTTGCAGTTTTGCTCGGATTTCAGCTAGTGATGTCATAATATTTTTGCCTTTCATTGCCTTAATATATTGTGCCTAAAGATGTAATATAAAGCACATTGTCTATATTACATAATATTATTTAGTCTGTCAACTAATTTTTATAAATTTTTGATATAATTTTCTAAGTCTACAGATTCAGGAAGTTTGTTCGCAGCTAGAAATTTATAATCACGACGAGTGTTACTATCTTTATTGATATTCCGAACATCAAAGCCTAGCATTCTAGATCTAGAAAACTGTCTTAAACCTTTTAGAAAGTTATACCAATCTTGTCTATCGTGCTCAGCTTCATCACCTACAAGATTATCACTATACATTATAGTAATTTTTTCTGGGTCTAAAGCACAACTTACTTTGCCTACAACTGCACCTTTATCTGCATATTCAAAATCATAAAATCGTGCATCAGAAGGAACATTAGTTGTATTGCCATCTGCATCGCCGATAGTTATATTTGGAAATCTTCCTCTTATTTTGTTAAAAAGCTGTTCAGCTACAGTGTTCAATCTATCATCTGCCATTAGTTTTCCTCATCATTTAATAAATCTGATCTAATATCAAACTCGTTACCGTATCCCGGAGGATCTTTCAGTTGTGGCATATATTCGCCTGCAAGATTTATATAAGAGTCTAGGTAATTATCAAGCATAAAGCCTGTCCTCAGGGTAACAACTTCTATACGTTTCAAACCAGGATTATCACGCACTACTGCTTTGCCCACCTCTTTAATGTAAGGATCTTTCCTTGCTTGCCCTCTCCCTGAAAATTGTGTTAAAGTTTCAAAATGTTGTTTTCTTCTTTTGAATAACATACGTCTTACTTCTTCAGGTGTACTATCAATTACTGTATCTCTAATAAACTTTTTACGCTGCTTTTCAGTAGCAAGATAATCACCTTCATTGTTATATAAAGGTAATCCTATCTCATCCATAGCTGTGCGCCTAAATTCTTTCCTGCCAGCAACTTCAAGTTCGCCGTCGCCTCGTCCTGAACTTTTTGGTCCATACTTAACAACCCAATCTAAAAAGTCGTCTCTACTTCTGCCACTAAACGGCATTTTTTCTATAGGAATAACTTTAGCTAAAGCTGCAATTTTCTTAGCAACTTCATTATAAAGTTGAGACGGTTCTAAATCTAATGCATCATACATTTCTTCTATAGTTTTAAATAACTCCCATAAGTCTGCGTAAGATTCAAAATCTTCATATTCGTATTCGTCAGTTGGCTTTAGATTTCCTTCTGCATCAATAAGATTGTTTCTAATTTCATTAAATATAGAACCTGCTTCGTTTAACTTATGCGTCAGGGTAATGTCAACTATAGTTTCAAATTGGTCTAATTTTTTGTCAAAGTTTGATTGCATGTTATCATCATCAATTAGACTTTCAAGTTCGTCTAATTTTTCTACAACAGGCACAATATCATCAAGTTCTAAATCTTTTATTCTAGCAATTAAATCGTCCATGTCTTCAGTAATTTCGTACCATAAAACAAAAAATGGATCATTATCTCGATCTAACCTACGATTTAATTCTTTGATAGCATTTGCAAGCTCTAGTAGTTTTGCATCAACAGATTCAGTATTAAGTGTAAAATCTGTAAACCCTCTAGGATATGCATCTTCGATGCCTTTTAAATTTGAGTCTTGAGCTATATTTAAAAGTTGTTCAACAATATCTTTATTAATATCTCGACTAGATTCTTTGTCTAATTCTACTTGTGCTAAATCTAAGGCTTGATCTAAATCAGTATCAACACTAGCTACTTTTGCTCTGAGCAAATCTTGAAAACTATCTTCTATTTGACTAAATTTTTTGCTTATTCTCGAGTCTTCGTAATATTCGCCTGATAAGCTGCTAAAGACAACTGTAATATAATTTACAACTTCGTAAATATCCTTTATAGACCTATTGTCTATATCATTTGTTGCAACATTTATAGCTGAAATAATTAAGTCAAGGGTTTCTATTGTTTGTGTAGTTATTTTTTCTTGTTCTACTTGACGACTAATTTCTTCGTCTTGTAAATTAAATTGTGCTTGAACTGCAAGAGCACTTGCTGCTTGCTGTGCTGCTTTGAGCCTATCTTGCATTACTGTGTCTTCTGCACGCTGTCTTATTTCTTCTCTGTTTGCAAATTCTTCCTCACCAGCTGCACTGCTCATTTGTATAAGTTCAAACATTTGATCGGCTTG